GAATTAAAAAGGCAGCAAAAGGATTAAATGTTAATTCTGATGAGATTTTTATTAAAGTTATAACATCAGTTCCTGTTGAAGGACACATAACAACAAAAGAATTAGACAAGTTAGTTTATGAAATTGCCGCGGCTTATACTGGTAGTCATCACGACTATTCCCGTTTAGCGGCGTCAGTCGCAATATCTTCTTACCATAAAGAGACCAACCCAAGTTTCTATGAAACTATGGAAGAACTTTATGAAGCCGGTATTGTTAACAAAGATTTTATTATCCTAATGCAAATGTTTGGTAAAGAAAAAATTGATTCTATTATAAATCACGATAATGATTACAATTTTGATTATTTTGCTTGGAGGTCATTACAAGAAATGTATCTTTTAAAATTACCTAACGGTAAAACAATTGAAAGACCTCAACATATGTATATGAGAGTTGCTCTATGGGTTACAAATAACTTTGATGATGCAATTGAATATTATAAATCACTATCAAATCAGTTAATTTCTCCGGCAACACCAATTATGATTAATGCCGGTACAAAAGTCCCTCAGTTGGCGTCTTGTGTATTACATTATAATAACTCAGACTCAAGAGAAGGGTTACTTCAGACAATGAATGACATCTCAACCTATTCATCAGACGCTGCGGGTATTGGGTTGTCTATGAGTAATATTAGAAGTAAAGAAAGTAGAATATCGTCTTCAGGAGGATTTGCGGGTGGGTTACTTAAATACCTTAAAATTGTTAACGAGTCATTAAGATTCTTTAATCAACAAGGTAGAAGACCTGGTAGTGCGGCAATTTACCTTGAACCATGGCATAAAGATATTTTTGACTTATTAGAGATTAAAAAGAACACAGGAGCGGAAGAATTAAGAGCAAGAGATTTATTTACGGCTCTTTGGATTCCTGATAATTTTATGAGGGCGGTTAAGAACAATGAAGATTGGTATTTGTTTTGTCCTAACGATATTAAAAAGTCGGGTATTAAGGCGTTACAAGAGTGTTATGGACAAGAGTATGAAGAAAATTACGCTCTTGCGGTTTCAAAAGGATTAGGTAAGAAAGTTAAAGCTCAAGATATATGGACTAAAATTATAGAGTCTCAAGTAGAAACAGGAGTTCCTTATTTATGTTCAAAAGATAGTGCCAACAAAAAAACAAATCATCAAAACATTGGGGTAATTAAACAATCAAACTTGTGTAATGAGATTTATCAATATACTGATGAGAAAACAACCGCAATTTGTACGTTATCATCTATGGTATTAAAAAACTTTATTGTTGATGGTAAATTCGATTTCAAATTATTATATGATGAAACAAGAAAAGTTGTAAGAGCGTTAAACAAAGTTGTAGATATTAACAATTATTCTACAGAAAAAGGTAGAAAAGGTGGACTAGAACAAAGAGCAATTGCCATTGGAACTCAAGGGTTGGCGGATGTATTTTACTTAATGGATTATGAATTTACCTCATCTGAGGCAAAAAAATTAAACAAGTTTATCTTTGAAACAATCTATTATGCAGCAATTACCGAAAGTAATGACTTATGTAAAAACGGAAAAAGAAAACCATATGAGTTTTTCGATGGGTCTCCAATGTCAAAAGGACAATTTCAGTTTGATATGTGGGGATTAAAGGATATTGATTTATCAGGAATGTGGGATTGGAATCAATTAAAAGAAGATGTTAAAAATTATGGTGTATGTAACTCATTATTTACAGCACAAATGCCTGTAGCGTCATCAGCAAAAATTACTGGTTCGTATGAAATGACAGAACCCGCTCATTCGGCAATCTTTAATAGAAGAGTTGTTGGGGGTGAAATTATGATTGTTAACAAATACTTAATTAATGACTTTGAAAAGTTGGGTATTTGGTGTGAAGACCTAAAAAATGAAATCATTTTAAATGAAGGGTCAATCCAAGGAATTAATTTCAATAACTACTTAGATGTTGAAGACAAGAATTATCACAAAAAAGTTAAACGTATTGAAAATTTAATACCGAAGTATAAAACAATTTGGGAAATTTCACAAAGAGAATTAATTGATATGGCCGCAGATAGAGCACCATTCATCGACCAATCACAATCAATGAACATTTATATGAGTAATCCTACACTATCAAAAATAACATCATCACATTTCCACTCATGGGAGAAAGGTTTAAAAACTTTATGTTACTATGTTAGAACAAAGGCAATCTCAACTGGAGCAAAACATTTAGCGGTTGATATATCAAAAATAGAAAAACCTAAAACAACACCTGTGGCACCAAAGGTAGATTTTAAATTACCTGAAAAACCTAAAAACAGTGAATTTGAATGTTTTGGATGTTCTTCTTAATACCAATCCCGACATAGTTCGGGATTTTTTATTTACATCTATTTATAGAAAATAAAGTAATAATATATTTATAATCATGGCAGATTATCCAACATACGGAATAAATTTTCCTTTTAGAGATTCTTTAGAGGGAACTTACTTTGATTTATCCACAGATTCTGACCAAGAAGTAAGGTCGAACTTAGTTCATTTATTATTAACAAGAAAAGGGACAAGGTATTTTTTACCTGATTTTGGTACGAGGTTATATGAGTTTATATTTGAACCTATGGATGGTCCAACATTTTCTGATATTGAGGCAGAAATAAGAGACTCTGTATCACAATACATACCCGGAATAACAATAACAAAAATAGAAATAAAACCTGCGTCAGAAGACGAAGAAGGTAAAGGAACGTATATTAATTCTGATGGTAAAAGAGAATTTGTCGTACCAGGAATTAGCGAAAAAGAACACACCGCAAAAATAAAAATAGATTACATATTAAATGACACGGCATTTAATTCAACCGATTTTGTGATTATTAATATTTAAAAATATGGCAAATAAAAAAATATCTTATACTACAAGAGATTTCCAATCAATAAGAACCGAGCTAATAAATTTCACAAAAACTTATTATCCTGATTTAGTTGAAAACTTTAATGATGCGTCCATATTTTCAGTTTTAATCGATTTAAATGCTGCGGTAACAGATAACCTACAATATAATATTGATAGAAGTATTCAAGAAACGGTATTACAATACGCTCAACAAAAATCATCAATTTACAATATCGCAAGAACGTATGGGTTAAAAATACCTGGACAAAGACCTTCAGTTGCTTTAGTTGATTTCTCAATCACAGTACCTGTTTTTGGTGACAAAGAAGATTTAAGATATTGTGGGATTTTAAGAGCTGGTGCTCAAGTTAATGGTGCTGGCCAAACATTTGAAACTGTTTATGATATTGATTTTAGTTCAGATATTAATGTTGAGGGGGTTACAAATAGACTTAAAATACCTAATTTTGATGCTAATAATAGATTGATTAATTATACCATAGTTAAAAGAGAAACCGTTGTTAATGGTATTACAAAAGTTTTTAAAAGAGTAATCACGCCTAATGATGTTAAACCATTTTTTGAGTTATTTTTACCTGAAAGAAATGTGTTAAATATTACAAGTGTATTACTTAAAGACGGAACACAATATGCTAATGTACCAACAACTCAAGAATTTTTAGGTTTAGAAAACAGATGGTATGAAGTAAAAGCTTTAGTTGAGGATAGAGTTTTCATAGAAGACCCAACAAAAGTATCAGATAGTCCGGCAATAAAAGTTGGAAAATACTTAACTGTGCAAAACAAATTTATTAGTGAATTTACTCCTGAAGGTTTTTGTAAAATAACATTTGGTGGAGGTTCACAATCTGCGGATGAACAATTAAAAGAATTTGCAAGAAACGGATTAAAACTCGATTTATATAAATATTCTAACAACTTTGCCTTAGGTAGTACTTTAAAGTCCAACTCAACTTTATTCATTCAATATAGAATAGGAGGAGGAACAGGAAGTAATTTAGGTGTTAATGTTATAACCCAAATAGGAACGGTTTCATTTTTTGTTAACGGACCTTCAGAATCAGTTAATACAAATGTAATAAATTCTTTAAGTTGTAACAATGTAACCGCAGCGATAGG